AGAGCTGCAGATCAGGTCGTCCATCAACTTCACGATCTTCCCCTTCTCGTCACGGTGGTACTGGCGGTATTCCTCGAACCACTTCGGGCAGGTGGCGAACACCTTCCAGCGGCCGGTTTCCATGCGGGTGGCCATCTCGAGGAGGCCGGCCTCGACGCTCACGCGGCTCGAGGCGCGTTCGTTCTCGTCGCCGGACTCTGGGAACTGCGCGTACTCCGGCAGCAGCTTCAGGCCCTCGCGGCGGTAGATGACCGCCAGCTGCTCGCCTGAGCCCTTTTCCGTCTGCAGGCCGTCAGCCGGCCAGGCGTACGGCAGCCACTCGCCCCACGCCTTGAGCGCGGACGCATGAATAGGCGCCGCGGCGCCCTTCACGCGGTATTCCTTCGTCACGTACATGACATCGCTGTCGCGGTCGTGCACCAGGTCGCACGCGGCGAACGGGTGATCGATGCCGAAGTCCACGCCGCCGATGTGATGCCAGTGCGCCGGGATGGCGAACGGCGCGACGGTGATGGACTCCTCCGGGATCGTGAAGATCGCGCCGGCGCCCAGCAGCGGCACACCCTTCGAGCGCGCGTCCCGCAGGTGTTGCGGCGTGTCGCGCAGGATCTCAGCCTTGTCCTGCTCGCTCAGGTGGGGCACGTCGTCCCACGTGATGCCGATTTCCCAGGTGCCCACGTCGCGCAGATGCAGGATCAGCGGCGTGAGGCCGCGCAACGGCGTGAACGGCAGCACCATCAGCCCGCCTTCGAATGAGCCTGTCGGCATCACGCGCAGCAGGCACTCGTTCTGTACGTCGAGCGGCGGCTCCTCGTCCAGGTCGATGAAATCCTGCTCGGTGCCCTGGAAGCTCTCGCGCTTCTGGTCGTACGACTTGAACGACAGTCGCGACTCGCCGAAGGTCGAGCGGACCGTGACCGTATCGAACGCGTCCGGCACGCCAGACTTCGCGGTCGTGTTCAAGATGTCATCCCGCGGGATGAGGCCGGTCCCGATGGCGCCAGGCAATCCGCACAGCTTCCCTTGCACGATGTCGCGCACCGTCTTGCCGGTATCGCCGCACGCCCAGGCGCTGATAGGGCGCGTGAAACGCTTGCCGACCCACCAGTCCGGATACTTCCCGCGCAGGTGGCAGACTAGTTCATAGCCCGCCGCGATGGTCTTGCCGACACGGTTCGCGGCCATCAGCAGGCGCACACGCTCGGTCGCGCCGGCAGCGAAGAACTCTAGGTGCTTCGGGTACAGCTCCCGCCGGTAAGGCCCTTCGTTCGGGAACAGATCCTCGAGCGCGCTGCTCTTGAGGATGGCGCGAATCTCAATGAGTGATGCCCGGCGTTGCGCTGGTGACAGCCGGTGCAGCTGCTCCAGCACTGACGGGCTGAGACTCGAGTTCACTGATAAGGCGCTCCAGCTCGCGCAGCTGCTCGCGTGGCAGGTTGCGGAACGGGTTCTTCTGTTCGTTGTCGCGCTCGTAGCCGCCGAAATGCTTCATCAGCTTCTCGAGGCCGGCATTCTTGTCCCAGAACTTCACCTTCTTCGTGTAGCCGATGAACTTCCGGTCCTTGCCAGTGCCTTCGAACTCTTCCAGCACCTCGATCGACGCGACGGCGCGCCGCGCCGTTTCCGGCCACTCGTGGATCGGCTTCACGTTGCCTTTCTCGTCGGTGATGGCGATCAGCGGGTCACTCAGGCCGATGATCGCGGCCTCTTTGACGACGCGTTGCAGGTCGACCTCGGTCGCCGCGGCGAGCTTCTGGCGCAGCTCGGCAATCCTTGGCTGCACCTTGGCAGACGCCAGCAGCTTGGAAGCGGCCTCGTGCACCGACTTGTCTTTCCAGCGGCGCGAGAGCGGATAGGCAACGCGGTAGGCCGCGGACGCGTTGCCTTCCTTGATGAATTCCCTGACGAAAACCTCTTCGGCCTTCGTCAGCATGGCGCTCCGTTTCATCGTTGTGCCCTCAGCCGATGGCTATCACGCCGAAGCCCGGGTCGATCTCTCCGCGCGAGCCGTCCGCGAACACAGGGATGGCCTCGTAGTGGCCGGTGGGCAAGAGTCGCCCGGCGACGAAATAGACCGGCTTTCGCGCTTCACGATAGACAGCTTCTGCCCACGCCCGCATGGCGATGCGGTGCGCGTCCGTTAGGAATGGGCGAGGCTGATTGGCTACCGCGATGGTGGCAACAGCCGGAGCGGCTGCGAACGCCGCCGCTCCGGTTGCAGAGCGAAGGAAACCGCGGCGATTCATGTAACCGGGTCCGCTTCCGGGTGGATGGTCAGGTCCGGTTCGCTAGCCGCGGTCTCGGTGAGCATCGCGGCGCCCGGCAGCGTCTCTCCCGGGCCGCTGTCCACGACAGGCGACGAGTCGACCACGCCATCGATGGCACGTTGGCCCAATGGACTCTCGGGCGTCCTCGGATTCGCAGGCACCATCTGCGGCAACTCGGTCACCTGCACGACGCCATCGGCGTTCGAGTCGAGGCGGAACAGCTTCCCGACGTTCGCGTCCTCGGCCATGAACGCGAAGGCACAGCCCTGAAAGCGGATACCGTTGATGACGATGATCTCGCTGTCGGAAATGCTGACTTCGGTCACCTCGTCCGTGCGCCGGACCTCGAGCACGCCAGGCCGCGGGGCGACGTAGCCCTCCGGCACCGGGCCGCCCTCGCGCACCTCGATCAGCTCGGTCCCCTCGACCATGATGCAGGCCGACAGGCCCGGCAGGACGGGAGACCAGGGATTTTCGTAGCCCACCGCGCCCGGGTTGTTGGCACGGAACTCCAGGGCGCGTGTCGCATCGGGCGACGGATTCACGATCAGCACTGCGGTCGTCATGGTTTCATCTCCTCGAATTTCTTGGCCTCTGCGGCCAGTTCAATCTCCATTGCCTGCATTGCCTGCAGGATCTCCGTGTTGCGCTCGGCGAACACCTTCGCCCAGCGGCCTACCATCTCCTTCTGGTCAGGAAAGAGACTCACGAATAGGGCCTGCAGCTTGAGCAGGCGCAGGTTCCCGATGGCTTCCTCCAGCGAGTCGAACGAATCGCGGTTCTCGAGCTGAAAGACGACCTTGCGGACGATGGCCATGCGTTACCTCCCGGAATTGAATGCCGCGTGATGCCTTGCAGCCCCAGAAAACTCCACGCGACCCGACCAGGCCGTGTGTCCCACCTTGGGGCATAGTCGAGGACACCTGCGCGCCCCGCGGCGGTCCTCATCGAGGACGGGCGCTGGGAGGAGGCGGGAAATGCTCAGTGATCCGGCGCTTCGACGGCGCCGGGTGGTTCGCAGCTCTCCGCCCACGCGCGCCAGGCGCGGAGGCGCCGCTCGCGGTTGGCGATGAGGGTCTGCAATCGGGTTTCGTTCTCGGGCGTGAGCCCGCTGCTCGCCGGCGCGCAGGTCTCGATGAACTCGGGCAGCGCCTCGTCGAACGGCGCCAGCAACTCCGGGGCTACCTGGCAGCCTACCGGGACCGGGATTTCAACGCGCACCGGTTCGCGGATCGTGATGCGTTCGACTCGGGGCTCTGGGTGCGAGCAGCCCGCCGTGAAAATCAGGGAGAGGAGACTGAGGCGCGCAACCACGCGTTCATTTCCTTCGGGCCGTGGCCGGACGGCAGCCGTAGCGGCTCCTTCAGTACCGCGCGCGCGGCGGCGCCGGCCTTCGCCTGGCGCTGCTCGGCGGCACTCTGCAGCTCGACGATGGCAGCGCCCTGCTCCTGCACCATGCGCGCGAATGCCTCGTTCTCCCGACGCGCATCGTCGCGCTGGGCCTGGACGGCGGCGCGGTCGGCCTTCACCTGCTCGGTCTCGAGCATGCTCGCGGCAAGCTCGGCGTTCAGGGTGTGAGTGTTCCAGGCGGTGATGCCCAGCGCGACCAGCGCGACGAACAGCGCGACCAGGAGTGCGAACACCACCGGGTCGCGCCAGTTCGGAAGCATGGCTGATCTACTCTGGCGCCAGGCCGAGGTTGGCCACCCGCGTCTTGTTCGCGGTCGACAGCCGATCCCAGACAGTCACGTACGGCTTACCGGGCTTGGTCGCCACGTTGGCGTAGCCGCACTGCCCGTTGGTGATGTGCTGATAGGCGAAGCGCACACGGTCGCGTACCAGCGCGGTCGACTCTTCGATGTTGTAGAAGTGCACACGCGGCTGGCCGGTTGCGAGGGCCTGGATGTTGTCGAGGTGAGTGACCACGGCCTTCGCCGAGGTGTCCGCCGCCTTGGCCGCGGCCTTGGTCACGGGCGGATCGCAGCGCAGGTACCAGTTGGCACTCGCGACGCTGGTGAACATGAGTAGGACCAGAAGGGTCAGAAAGTATCGCATTGCGGATCTCCTTGAGGGTTACAGTCCGTTGTTCCAGAACTCGCCAGTCTCGTCGTTGGGGTCGTGCGCCATTCGGCGCTCGGGCACACCTGGCGGAGGCACGCCCTCTCGGCGACGACGATCGCCGGTTTTCAATCGATCGCAGAAGTCACGCGCCCAATCCCAGCGGGTGCCGGCCACCATCAGCGTCTGTATGACGGCCCACATGATGAAAGGCGTCGCAGCGCCGCCTATCACGGCGTGCGCGACGATCTGCTTCATCGGCAGCGCATAGAAGGCCCATGCCATCAGGAAGATGAAGCCGCCAGAGATGCCGCCGGACAGCAGCCGCAGCTCGATGCTGGAAAGGTGCTCTTTGCCGCGCCACTTGTTGCGGCGCTGGGCGCGCTTCAGGCCCTGCGTCCAATAGATCCCGAGCGCGCATGGGCCGAGGTATAGCTGTAGCGCGTCCTTCAGTGCCGGCGTGTCGCCGATCACGTACAGCGCGAAATCCCAGCATTCGCGAAGGTACTGGATCACACATCACCCCACAGGCGACGGACGCCGAGCACCTTGTCGACCGGATAAGCGGCTATGGTGACGGCGTCCGACTGATTGCCGCCGACGACTCTCACCATTCCAGGCGAGCGAGCGGCGAAAAACGCGACGTGCCCGGGCGCAGCCAGCACCTCGGGACCAGGTTGCGGGCCGGAGCCGCGCGAGAAGATGACGACATCGAAGCCGGGTTTGGCCTCGTAGATGCTGATCTGCTCGCCAATCTTCAGCCACGAGCGCGCGGCGAGTGACTTCGAGCGTGGCAGATTGAGCAGCCAGCACACGTAGTTGGCGAAGGCTGAGCACCAGTGCACGTCGTCGCTGCGGACCCACTTCGCATCGAGCTGCAGCATGGCGAGCACGGCGGCATTGTCCGCAACGCCCGGGGCTTCCTTGATGCCGATGAAGCGCTCAGCGATCGACAGCGCGGTGATCTGCAGAGCGGTCATAGCCTGTGGCCCTCCTCCTGCAGTCGTCGCGTTGATATGTCGGTGGCAATTTCCTTGCGCAATCCGATAATTAGAGTCGGAATCGACTCCACGAAAATGCGGGTGTTCTGAAGTTCCTCTTCCTGGCGCCGCAAGGTTCGAACGATGGATTGAACCTTGTCCTCGATGTCGTTCAGGCGGGACAGGATCTGCTCGGCGGTTATCTCTGCGGGTGGCGCCGCGATCAGGGTTTCCGCGTTCACGAACTCGTCGAACTCGCGGGCGTTTCTGGCTTCGCGCGAGTAGTCCGTCTCACCATCCGACATCGATCGCGCCCTCCCTGGCCCCCGTAAACGAAAAAGCCCCGCACGGGGCGGGGCTTCGATCTCGACCTTCAGATCCTTATGGCGCGCTGGGGGACGCGCCAATCGGCAGCCTAGATATTTTCACGCCCTAAACGGGGAATCAAGGGCTTCCGTCGGGAATTAACAGCCGGGCTTGCCCGGTTTGCCTTTCTTCTTTCCCACGCTTCATCACCTCCGTTTCCGTTTCGCAGTCTGAACGCCATCACATCGAGTGCCGCGGCCTCCTCCCGAAGGAGGATGGCCAGCGCCTCGTCGTAAATTCGGCCCCACGCCGTTTTGCTCAGGGTGGTACGGTCGCACTTCGCGGCCTTCGCGCGCTGCTGCATCGACCAGCGGCGGCGGCCGGTGCCGACGCACGGCGGACAGTCGATGAGCTGATTCCCATGCTTGACCCGCCCCGTCCCGTCGCAACGGACGCACACCAGGGATGCCAGCGCCTCATCGACCACGCCGCACAGCAGATCGATGCCGCGCACGGCCGCGCCGTCGTACCGAGGCGCCATCGCGATCGACGTGGTGACCATAGCCAGCTCGACCGCGATGCGGCGCCTGTCCTCGAGATCCCCGCAGCCGTACTTGAGCAGCAGCAGCCGCGCGCCCAGCCCGGGCACGCCGGCCAGCGCGTGTGCCGCATCCATCGAGGTGAACGACGCGCGCCCACCGGACGGGGTCGGAACATCGTAGCGCCCGCCTTTCGCGGCGGTTCTCGCCAATGCCATTTCCGGCCTCATGCTGCTCCCCTCCGCCTGCCGCGCCGCTGCGCGTGTGTTTCTACCTGGCGCATCGCTGCATCCAGCGTGCGCGCTCGCGGCCCGATGGGCTCGCGGCCGACAATCTCTGAGCGCTCGAACTCAAGCAGGTACGCGCAGAACACGAACACCCCCGTCCACGCGTGGTCGCGCATCTCCTCCGACGATTCGATCACGTAGGGATCTGATCGCCATATCTGACTCGTGATGCGCTTCCACTCTCGCGGCATCTCACGCGGCCGGCGGGATCGGATCGTTCGCGGCCTCGGGGCGCTTCACGATGACGAACGCATCCGCCTCGTACGAGAGAGCCAGAATGTCGCGCTCGATTTCCTCCCGCGACACCGGCGCGTCGAGCAGCGCTGCCTCCTGGCGCACGAACGAAAGGAACATTGCGGCCAGCATCATGGCATCGCCGGTGCTCGCCCCGCGGGCCGCCATCATCGTGGTAGCCCGGCGGAAGATTTCGATTGCGTGCGGGGTCATCAGGGCTTGAACTCCTCGGGCTTGGTGACGTGCTCCACAAGCCTATTGGCCACGTAGCGCAGGTCTTTGATGTGTGCGTTCAGCGCGTCGAGATGGCCATTCGTCGGCGCGTCATCCGTCCGCGATCGAAAGCCAACTGACCAGAGCGCATCGAAAAGGCGTTGCGCGGCTTCCTTCTGGAGTGCCATTGAAGGCTCGCGATACGAGCCCTCCTCGACCTCCGCCAGGATGAACGAGGCGCGAAGCACTTCGGTCGATCCCGCGCCACTCTCACGATAGAAGTAGAGATTTACGGCGCGCCCGAAATCACTGCTTTCCGCGTGCACCGCGGTGTTGCGCTCGATCATTCCTGCGTCTCCTCCAGCGCGCGCCGGTAGCAGCGCGGCAGCTTGCTAAGCAGCCCGCGCTCCTGCGCCCACTGCGCGAGGGTCGCCGGCGGCACGTCGTACCAGTGGTCATACCCGAGCTGCGCCTTCAGCGTCTCCCACACCCAGCGCTGCCGATAGCTGAAAGCCTTTTCGTAGAACCAGTCCTTGCCAGCCATGCCGGCATCGGCGCGCGCATCGAGAATTCCCGCGCGGCGAAGCACTTCGTTCTCACCGGATGCGTGCTGCAGCTGATGCTCCGCATCTGTCAGCGGCACCTGATGGAACTCTGGCTTGAACGCTGTTCCTGCGTCGCTGGCGCGCCTCACGTGAGCGGCGATGCAGCGCCCTTCCCCATCCACGTATTCGCTGTACTGGTGCGACACGCACGACTTCTGCCGCTGGATCCACGCGTGATACTCAGCGTCCGTGCCGACCGCGCTGGCGAACTCGACCAGGCCGAACACGCGCGACTTGTGCAGCGCTTCAGCCTCCTCGCTGAATCTGCCCTTCAATGAGCCTTCTTGGCGCTCGGCAGGTAGGGTTGCGATGTCGCCTTCCGCAACCGTGAGGTGAAGAATGTGCCCGGCCTTTGTTTGCGTGGCAGTGTCGAGTCCTCGAAAGACCTCGAGGAGCGAAGGATCGGCGAGCCTGAATTTCACCCACGGCCCAGAGTTTCGACCATCTCCCCACGCGAGGAATTGCACTTCCTCGTGCAGAAGAATCTTTAGTTCATCCACGCCAATTCTCCCGGTAGATGACTGCGGCAATCGTCCTGAACTTCTGCCGCATCAGTCGCGCGATCTCTTTCACCATCAGGCCATCCGCCCGTAGCGCACGAATCTCCGCCACCTGATCCTCGTTGAGGACGGCGCGGTAGTGGCGAGAACCGGCTTGAACACGTTTTCGCGCGACGGCATCCCGAGAATTTTCCAACGCCGTCCCTGCGTACAGGTGCGCTGGATTCGCGCATCGCGGGTTGTCGCAGCGATGGCATACCATCAAATCGCTGTTGAGCGGGCCGATGTGCAGTTCGAACATCACTCGCGAGACCTTCCGAAGTCGCCCGTTGTGATAGATGCGCCCGTATCCAGCGGCGTCTCCGGCCTTCGTCCACTCCCAACAACCCGTTACCTCATTGACAAGAAGGCCGGCCTTTAGCCGCTCCTCCACAGGGGGATGAACGCGGCTCATGCGGTGCGCTCTCCGAAGATTCGAATGTAGTCGTCGTGATGTAGCCAACCCGCAGGTGTTTGAAATCCCCACTGGCGCACCGTCGGGCCGGTGACGAACAGCGTCAGTGCATAGCCGTTCTTCGGCACCTGCAGACGGTGCAGGTCACCAGGGAGGCGGAACACAACATCACCAGGCTGGCGGATGTGCAGCTTCGGCCAGAATGGATCGCCGTTGGTCGGCACCAACTCGTCGTATCCGCCCTCGAGGATCAGGGAAAGCGTCGCGCTCCGGTGGTCGTGCATGGCGCGGTCGTCGTCGCTAGCCAGGATGAGATGCACGTACACGCTCAGGAACCGATTCGGCGGGAGGATGTACCAGCGAAGCAGGTAGTCCCCTTCTGCGCACGGGATGATGAAATCCGGAGAGCGCTCGCACGTTATGCGTCGCGCGTGGCCGAGCAGCCAGTGGCGGATAAATTCAGGCAGTCTCATGCGAATAGCCTTTCTTGATTCGCCGGCCCATTGAAGCGCTGGCGCGTGAGCGCGATGTATTCGGGATTCAACTCGATGCCGACGTAGCGCCGGCCATTGCGCAGGG